ATCTGAAAATCAAGGTTTATTTTCAAGTAGGCCCATTTTTGTTGGCACGATTCTCGCAATCTTAATTCTTAAGATTAGTATAAGAGTTAATAACAAGACTAGGAGTAAGTAATAAAGAGAAGAACTTATTCTCTTTAGAGTTACTCTTTCGAAAAGTAGGGATAGTAGAGTCTTGTAAGTTCCCTTGATATACTCGTTTTCCGATTTTTGATTTTCGACTTCAGCAAATCGACCCTCTTGACATTCGTTAAAAAATAGTTCAGGGTTCTTTTATGAACGGGGGTTTTATGGCTGCGGCAAAAGTCAAGGGTGAACAACGTAGGTTGAAGTGCACTTCTTGTTTTTTAATCTGGGAAACTCGAAAGGCTTCGAACATCTATTGCCCGAAGTGTCGGTGCGATTATGGTTTCGAAGTTTTGGTGGCTGGTGGGCCGGGAGTTGCCTCCTCTTCTCCACGGCCCCTTGCCGCCACTGGGTCTAAGTAATGGAACTCATTCCAGAAGTCCTTCCAAAATCCAAGAGTCCTAACCCAGCCGGAAGGTGGGTTGATGGCAGTCCTCAGGATATTCTTGCCAAGAACAAGAAGAAGGGTCAGCAGTTGGCTCTTGGACGTCTCTCTAAAAACAGCGAAACAGCCGCGCAGAAAGAAGCTTTCGAACTCTATTACTCACTCAAAGAAAGATCGTACGTGAAAGTGGCCGAGGTGATGAAGGTCACTGTCAATACGATTCAGAACTGGGCGAGCAAATGGATGTGGCAGGATCGCGTCAAAGAGCGCGAGATTATTGACGATAAGCAGAGGATGATAGAGCCGCTTACCGTCACCGTGAAAGCAAAGCAGGACGTCCTCAAGATGCTCCGCCTCACCATCGACAAGTACGTGACGAGAGACGAGGCTGGAGAAATAACTGCGATTATCGGACTGTCATTATCGGACGTTAAGCATTTGAAAACGCTCGTGGAGGCGTATAACGAAGTTCTTGTTGACAAGCATGTTCAGGCTGGCGCGGCTCCAAAGGTTCCACTCGGAAACACGCAGGTAAACATTTTAATAAAAAGGTAATAATCTTAGGAGCTTATGGCAGTAAGAGAGATCGTATATGATTATACGGACGCCCAAACTTTACTTCGATTCTCGAATGATCGGACTAACACCCGCGTCCTGATGGGTCCGTTCGGGTCTGGGAAGTCTTCTGCTTGCGTCATGGAGATTCTCCAGATCGGCAGAGAGCAGGAGCCTGACTCGACTGGATGGTCTAGGACTCGATGGGCTGTCGTACGAAATACTTATCGGATGCTCACCGATACCACGATGAAGACCTTCTTTGACTGGCTTCCTCCGGATGTCTGCGGAGTCCACAAGATCACCGACCACCAGTATATCATCAATCGACTTCCCGCATTGAATGGCAACCCTATGGAGATAGAGGTGCTGTTTCGTGCTCTGGATCGCCCCGACCACGTTAGAAACCTTTTGTCGATGGAAGTGACGGGGGCATGGTTCAACGAGCTTAGGGAGATACCCAAGGCTATCTGGGACGCAATGGACGGACGTGTCGGAAGATACCCTTCCATGAAAGACGTCGGTCCTTCGTGGCACGGGATTATCGCTGACACGAACCCGCCAGATACAGACAGTTGGATTTACAAACTGTTTGAGGAACAAGTCATTACCGATCCGAGAATAGCCAATAAATTCAGGATGTTCAAGCAGCCGTCTGGCTTATCTAGCGAGGCGGAAAATACGAAATATCTCAGGAAGGATTATTACACCGATATGTGTATCGGTAAATCCCCTGACTATATAAAGGTTTACGTGGAGGGCGAATATGGCTACGTGCGGGATGGAAAACCTGTGTGGGGAAAATTACACCGACGGACTTCACTTGTCAGAAGAACCCATCTTGCCAGTACGCGGCATACCTATCATTGTGTCGTTCGACTTTGGCCTCACCCCCGCTGCCATCTTTTGCCAACAGCATTCCAACGGACGATTTACTGTTTTCGATGAACTATGCGGACAAGATATGGGACTTAAACGTTTTGTTCGCGACGTGGTCCGGCCACATCTTTTTGCAAACTACGGGGGCCTACCTATCATCGCTACCGGCGATCCCGCCGGTGTCCGAAGGTCGGAAACAGACGAAGTAACAGCTTACATGATCCTCCGGGATTGCGGGATTAACGCGAAACCGGCCCGGACGAACTCGTTTCTGGCAAGATTTAATGCAGTAGACAGTCTTTTAATGAAATTAGTTGGTGGTAAGGCTGCGTTTCAACTTGACAAACGGTGCAAAGTATTGCACAAAGGATTTCTAGGGGAGTATAAGTTTCGCAGGCTGAAGGTTACTGGCGATGACCGGTACGTTGACAGCCCCGATAAGAACGAATTCTCCCATCCTCACGATGCATTGCAATACGCCGCCATGCTTGCCGAGAGCGGCTTCGACCAACTCAGAAGTCTCTTCGCTGGCGGGTCACAGTATTCTAACCGTCGGCCAGCCACGCCGATCTCGACGTGGTACTAGGAGTGCTAGATGGCATTGAGGATTCTCAACAACACCCAGCTTGACGCGATTGAGAAAGACGAAAACGGCGAACCGATAAAGCAGGAAAAGGTTATTCCTGAGTTAATTCGGTACGTTATGACGTGCTGGGATAAAGCGAAGACAGAAAAGATAGTGATCAAGGACCAGATTCTAGCGAATATGCGCCAGATTAACGGCGAGTATGATTCGCAGAAGCTGGCTGCGCTGAAAGCTGCCGAGAGTCCTGAAGTTTTCATGAACATCACGGCCACCAAGCATCGACATGCTCAAGCGTGGCTCTTCGATCTTCTCTTCCAGCCCGGCCAGAAGGCTTGGGGCATCGAACCGACTCCAATTCCAGAACTTCCGACAGAAGTGGCCTCGCAAATGTATGAAGCGATGGCTGAACGAGTGGTCATGTCCGCCGTAGAGCAGGCGATGTCGCTCGGGAAGCCTGTCGATATCGAAAAAGTCAACAATACCCTAGCTGGATTGATGGACGTGATCCGCGAAGAGGCTCTTTCGTCCATGAATCGTGTCGCCAAAGAGAAAGCTGTCGAAATGACTAAGCTTATTGACGACCAACTCACGGAGGGAGGGTACTATCATGAGTTCAAAGAGACGATTAGCGACATTATCACGCACACCGGAATCCTGAAGGGGCCAATCCCCCGTAAAATCAAGTACAAGACGGTAGAAAAAGACCCGAAGAGTGGTCGCGCTCACGTGAAGATGAAAGAAAAGGTCATTAACACGTACGAACGCAGGCACCCGTTGTTTATCTATCCCGCCCCCGGAGCGAAAAGCTTCAAGGACGGGTATCTTATTGATCACATTACACTTACACCGAAGAAACTTCAGGGATTGATCGGCCAGAAGGGCTTTCGCGAGAAAGAAATTCGCGAGATTCTTGATCTAGCTGGTGGCGGAAGCCTCAAGGGGTGGCTTGACACTGGACTTGTTGAGCAGGAAATACGCGACCTCAATCAGTCAGGCATCGGCGCTCTGTGGGATTCCGACAATATCGACTGCCTTGAGTTCTGGGGAGCCATAAAAGGCTCGATGCTCAGGGAATGGGGAATCAATAAGAAGAAGGTGCCCGATGATCAATTCTGGTATGACTGTACGGTGTGGATTATCAATGGCAGATGCATCAAGGCCGTCCTCAACTCGGACGTCATTGGAGAAAAGCCTTACTCGAAGGTATCCTACATCGAGAAACCGGAAAGCTTCTGGGGAATGGGGCTGCCTCAAGTAATCGCTGATGTTCAGCAGCTCTGCAATGCGTGTGCTCGCGCGATCATGGCTAACATCGCCATCGCCTCTGGACCGCAGGTGGAACGGAACATCGACAGAATCCCCGCAAGCGACGTAGGAAACAACAAGCTTACTCCTTGGAGAGTGTGGGACGTTACAGAGACGGCAATGTCCACCGCTCCAGCCATGAAGTTTTACCAACCACCGATGGTTGTCGAAAGACTACTCCAAGTTTATCAGGCAATCTCCAAACTTGCTGATGACCACTCTGGTATTCCCGCATACGC